TCTCGTCAAACTGGGCTAGTATTTCCTGGGCTTCTTGTTTTCTGGCGTCATCAAAGGCGGGAATAAGGTGATTTAGCAATATCTCCCTTTCTTCGTCAATTAGCCCAAACCCCATCTGTATCTCTTTTGCCAATTGTTCTACCGCCTTGTTTGGTTGTGTCATTTTGTTAATTCTGTGTAGTTATTAGTTTTACAGTTAGTTTGCCAGTTCCAGTCCATTGGTGGTTTACCAGCGACACATCCATTTCCGTTAATAAAGGCATAGCTTGGTAGTAGCCAATAAAAGAAAATGGTAATTAGAATGGCAATCAGTATGAGTTTTTTCATCTCCCCCTCCCTTTATCGGCTAATAATTTTCCACAACGGGGACAGGTTGCGAACCAAAAGTCCACACGTTCATAAATATAGTCGCCAAGATACCTTGTTTTTCTACTTTCAAAGTATTTATGTCCCCACAGAAAACACCATAGTTTAGTTAACATTTCCCTTCTCCTTTCTCTTAGGTTAATAATTTCCTTATCTCGACCTCTCGAAAGAAGTCGAGGAAAAAAACTATATCGGCAAGTTTTTAACTATCGTGTCAATCCTTTCGGACTGATTCATAATGGACTGGGCAAGATGACGAACCTTGCTTTCATTGCTTCCATTGCTTCCACCTATCGCTGTTTCTTTTTCTGGACGGGATTCGATGACCCTTTCCTGTAGTTTATTAACCGAAACGATTAACCGCTCCACCGCATTGGTGAGGGTCAATTCTTGGGCTGTTTGCTCCATTGTTTTTAATTAACTTATAATTTTATGATTTCTCTAACCTCTTTCTAACTTCAGCCAGGCACTCGTTCCAGCCACCTCGCCATGCTTTATTAAATGGTAGACCAGAATTATCATATTCTTTTTCCTCTGGCAATCTCGCCAGGACGAAAAAATCCCAATAACTGTACTGCTCGCCATATTTTTTCCATTGACTCACCCCCATTGGTTCCGCTTTGATTTTCTGATCGTGTTCATTGGCGGACTGATTTAACCATCGCTTCCTTTCTTCTTCAACCCCCAGTTGAAACATTTTCCTGCCCGAATTAAGAACTTTCCGAAACTCCTCCTTTAGGGCTGTTTTTTGCTTGGAGAGAAGATTGCGGATATTATCTTCAAACCACCCCCACATTATTTGTTGTTCGGGAATTTCAAATACTGTAAAAAATCTGTTCTTGACCTCCCATAGCTTTTTATCCCCATCTGTCTTAGTCATTCTTCTCCTTTCTTTTGGGTTAGTAATTTTTTAAGACTTCCTTTTGCCATTGAAATATGTTTTCCAACCATTGCCAGGTCAACTTCTTGTTTACTTGATAAATAATCTTGAGCAAGCCAAAGACTATGTTCTGCCTGTTTTATCAATCTTTGATATTCACCCCCCAGGTCTTTCTTGCCCTTCTCATAAGCCTCATCCAGCTTCTCTTGAAAGCCGACATACGCAATCCCAACCTGCTTCCCCGTGTCACCACCGCAGGCTTTGTAGCCCTCGACCCAGGACTTGTCCTTTTCGGTACGGATAAAATCTTTAACCCCCAACCAATCTACGCTTCCGTCATCAAGCACAAGTGTTTTATCACTCCAATATCTGCGTATCCATTCTTCACCGACAGGAGGGGTGGGGGGGGCATCTAAAATATTTGGTCGAGAAAATTGTCCGTGAAAAATAGACGAGGCTACATTATAAGCCTGGGCCGCTTCTTCTTTAGTGTAAAAACAACCGAGAAATTTTCTTTTTCCGTAAACCTGAATCATCGCTTGCCATATCTTTTTACTTCCTGGGTGACCAATGTTAACAGATACGCCTTTATAGCCACTTGTGTTGTCTATCCGTATTTTTGAATTCCAGTTATTTTGAGATTTGTTACATAAACGCAAGTTGCTTTTTCGATTATCTAATGGGTTGCCATTTATATGGTCGATGAATTCTCCTTTTTTAGCACCCATAATTACTCTGTGGAGTTTAATATCTGTCATCTTTTTGTTTTTATATTTTTGTCTAACAACATATCCACACTTATCAACGAACCATTTATTTACAGAAAATATGTTGAAGTCGTCTTTGTCAACCTTAGTAAACAATCCATTTCTCAAGGGGATTAATTTTGTGTTTTTTTCAGGTATTTCAGAACCAACATCAATTACTCTATGCCCCTGACTCTCCAGGAGGTCGCTGAAGGCATTGCCGAGGGGGTCGAGTTTGGGTTTGGGGGTCATAAAAAAATATCTTTTACTAATTTAACTGTTTTAAGATAAGAACCTTTAAGGAACCCCTGATAATCCATATTTCCTTTAGCCGAATTGCACTCCCGACAAGCTGGTTCTAGATTATCAAATGCTTTAGTTCCACCCTTGCTTCTCGGTAGGATATGGTCTTTTGTTTCGGCTCTATCACCGCAGTAGTGACACTTACGACCTTTATAGCTAAATAGTTTCATTAGTCTGGTCATTTCTTTTTGATGACAATTCTGATAAATCCTACAATTCTTCCAATAGCAAAACCTGTCAAAAAGGTTTTCCAGTGGGAAGCGGTTATTTTGATGACATCTCCATCAATGATTTCAACGAGTGTTTTCTTTCCCTTCGGAGAAGTTGGTTTAGTGGTCATGTCTTTTTTGGATAATTTAATATTCCCCGACTACACCAAGGACAAACATCTCCAGCCTTGGCGTTACCTGCTGTCAAAATGAATGAACATACTGAACATCGAAGTCTTTTCTTTTTGGCTTTCTGTTCAGGTTTCATTTGCTTTTATCAATTGGTAACGGGGACAATCCTCCTGTGTAATCATCTGGTTTCATAAATCTCTCGTAGGCTTTCTTGAACTCTTCATTAGTAGGGAGATAGCTGGGGTAATAACTAGGATTTTTGCCACTGATTATCAAGTCAGAAATAATTTCTATTTTTGCTTTCTCTCTCCCCCTCTCCTCAGCTTCTTTGATTTGGGTGTGGAGGAAGGCTTTGATTCTTGTCGCATATCTTGATTCTGAAAATCTCTCATCAAACTCTTGGTCAACTCTCTCTAGTTCGGTTTGGTTGGTGTTCATAAGGCTTTCCAATTTTCATAAAATGTTCCCCAAGAAGAATATGGACAACGAATGGGGTGAGTAATTATTGGTCTAGTATTTCCAACTAACCATCCAAACAATCCTTGCGACTCCTCCTTAATGCTTAATGAGTAAACCGCCCCAGTTTTTAGGTTGGGAAATCTACTGTCTGGTTTGCCTAAAAATTCATGGTTCATATTCTTTTGGTTGGTGTTTGTGGGCATGGTTAGTTACCAGGCGTAGCCACAGCTAAACCAGGGTGTATAAATGTTAAAAACTATAAAATCTGGGTCTACTTCTTTTACTCTACCTACAAAAACTTTGAATCCGAAAAATCCCCATCTTTGGTCAAAGTCTGGGTGTTCTCTTTTACTGAAATACCATTGTGGTCTTATATCTTCTTTCATGTTTTTTTAATCTCTCGTTTTTTAATTTGGTTGGTAATGGGTGGGGTCATTTCTTTGGCGTTAAATTCCACTTGTGAAGAATTTTGTTGGCTAGACTCACGAGATCGTCTAGCATAATAGGACAATTAATAGGTAGAGACTCGTTAATTGTTTCCTCCAGTTCCTCTCGCTGATCGGGGAGGGGAGGACTCTCATTTTCGCCATCTCCCGAAAATGATATTTCCTCCTTGACTGTGGGTTCTTTTTCTTCCCGTGAATTGAGGGCGGTGATAACCTCATTCAGCTTGTCGCCGAGGGCAATAAACCTAGTTCCGGTGATATGGTAAGCAGTTAAGTTTAGGGGGGTGATGGGTTTGATTGGAGTGGAATAGTCGACGGTCAGTTTGTAGGTCATTTATCCAATTATTCTATTTTTGATAATTTCAATGAAATCAAGGGTCAGGTCTTTAATTTCCTCATCGGTAAGAGGCTCTGCGTTGAATTTATATATATCTGGTATGTCAATTCTATCTTTGTCAAGTTTCTCATTTTTATCGATCAACCTCTTTTGTGTTTCCAGTACTAGGTCGCGGGCGTAATCAGTTATTGTGGTCATTTGTTTTTGAGCGTTTTAATCTGCTCGTTGCTAACTATTAAATAGGCGTTTTCAAATTCAATAATGTTGTGATTTTTCTTTTTCCAGTCTGACATTTTATCAAAAGCCTCGACTGCGCTTTCTCTTGTTTTATAGTAGATTCCGATTAGTGCGCCAATCATAATTTGAATATAGAGTATCTGTATTATGATTGTCAAGTGGCAGTTTTAGGACCAGCTTGATTTTCACGGTGTTGTATTCGTCAGGTCATTATCTGAATACATCCATTGCTTCCTGTATGCTTGCGCCGTCCGTTCGTTGCATCCCAATGGCTCTTTGCTTCATGGCCCCAATTTTGGCGCGCAGATATGCCTTGGTGACCCCCATGATCTGTTTGGTGGCAGGGCCATAGTGTTTCAGGCCATATTTCTCCCGGCAAATATCATTACAAAAATATAGGTCATTATTTATAGGTTTGTCGCAATATCTACAGGCCATTTTGTCGTTTGGTCACGTTTAACCAACTCTTTTGTTCCCCTCCGGGATCAAAGAGTTTTCCCAGCCATTCCCCCTCCGCTTTGCTCTTGCCCCGGCATATATATTGGTTGTGTTTCCACTTGTCCTCTATATATATTTATGCCGTACGCTGTCGCTTCGCTTTAGGGCGTGAGTAGTGTATTTTTGTTCGCAAACCGATTTACATCGGAAAATACCGGCGCTCACGCCGTCTGCTAAATCAGTCATCTTTCTTGGTTGGTCCAGTAATGGGTATCAGCTCCAAAAACTCCTGTTTCTTTTTACATCGTGTACATATACCGTAAAATTCCGGCACTGGGGTTGTGTTGTCGACCTCAACGCAAATAAAACCGCCACAATCACACCTCTTCTTGTATTGAAATTTATTATCGTCGAACTTTATATGTGTCTTCACAAAAAAAGCTACCTTTCGTCCGGGCTGTGCTGGTTCAGCGTAGCCAGCCCAAGCGAAAAATAGCTATTGCTGAACCAGATTATAGACGGCAATCTAAATGATTACAATATCCAATTTATCATATTGAGACGGTCGCCTGTCAATACATCAAAGTAGGTCAATCTTTAGCACTCATTTGACACAATTGCCAGAATGATGTAGTCTGATATTGTATTTCTCCAAATACACCCGGTGCCGACTAAATAACTACGATTTGAGATTGGCCCGGGTTTTGTTTATTTCCTGATTTGCTCTCCGAACACCTTAGCTCTGGCGTTTGATCCTGACCAATAAGTCTTATAGACTGTCTGGGCGGCGGCGAAAATAATGGCTCCGCTGGCTAGAATATCGCCGGGGTTGAGTTTGCCGAGATTAAATATCGCTCCCAAAACCAAACAAATACTAATACTTATAAAATATCGCACCGTAGGATGGGCGATTTTGCTGTTTATCAAATCAATTACCGGGGGCATAATTGCTCCCGCAAGTAATTCAAATATCTTTGGGTCCATTTATATCCTCACCACCTTTCTATTTTAGTTCCATAACCGTTTCAATTCTTTGGAGTTTCAGGGCCATAGTTCCATAACGATTTTCAACCGATGCGTATTTCACAATTAACTCTTTTTGCTGTTCGGCGACAATATCTAGTTTTTGATTTATCAAATCTAGTCTCCCAGATAGACTCGAGAATGTTAGGGCGATAGTGACCCCCAGACCAATGAGGGGAAACCAAAAACCCAACTCTGTCTTGGTTATTATCGACGATAATGTTAATTCACCCTTTTGTGACATTTCATAAATATCTGAATAAATGTTTTTTCGTGCATTTTGCATTATTTGAGTCTATCTTTAATCCATTGTAGCAGTTTGGTGATCCAGCTAACTACCTCGGCCTCGCCGGTGAGTCGGGAAATCTCCAAATCTCTCAATCCAATCTGTTTTTGAGCCTCCCTCAATTGACCCTCAAGCTCTGAAATCCTACCCTCATATGACCCCCTTAATTTTTCAGTGTCGGGTACCGTCGCTTTCAAGGCTACATATTCGTCTTTTGCCTGTTTTAGTTCCCTCTGGCACTCGGCCTCCATGTTTGCTAATTTATCCTTTTGGTTGGCAACTTCCTGCTCGGTGATTTTTCCTTTCTCAATAGCCTGTTTTAGTTGATTTTCGAGATCGGTTTGACGACTTTTTATACCTGCAATGACCGTCTGAACATCCTCGAAGAGGGTGCCGTTGGGGTCGGCATCTGGCTTCAAATAATGGACCAACTTGTGCCATTGATCGTGATTCCGAGTATATAGGTCATAACTCTCTTTAGAAATGGAAATCATTGAAGCATCGACCTTGGGTTTTTTGCCTTTGATGATAATATATTGCTCGATTGTTTTTCTGACTGATGGTCTAAACCAGCCCAAATAATCCTTTAGGCTATGGACTTTGCCCCCCAATGGATCGGCGATAGTAAAATTATTTTCATCAGTCGGATCATAATCAACAACCAAGACAAAATGCATATCGTTCTCGACCGTTCGGGGATTATAGTCCAGATGAATCATCACCGGGAATCCGGCATCGATGGCCGTTTTGATTTCACCAATTTGTGCATCTGTTAATGCCGACGGAGTTTGGACCCGGGACTCGATGATGTCAGTGTAAATTTTAGAGATACTTCCCCAAACATAAAGTCCGCCGCTGACGAATCCTTTTGCTCCCCTTAATTTTTCATTGATTGTTGCCGGGGTTTCTTCTTTGCCGTAATACTTGCAGGCCATGGCAAGACAGGTAATTAAACAGCCATAATTATAAATATTGAAACTCGCCGCAGTATTATTTCCAAGTAAAATCTGCGCCCAACGGCTGTCATATTGTGAAAATATAGTAGGAAGGTTAATTTTCATTTGATTTTAATAAAGCATATGCTGTATTTAATTGTGGGGTAACTAATTCTAAGTTTTCAATTCTGTTATCTGTTTTAATGCCATTTTTATGATGTACAACTTCTGATCTTTCTATTATTCTACCGATGTGTTTTTGCATTATAAATCTATGTTCCCACATCCTACCATTCTTTTTCGCTCCGGGATAATCTTTACCAACATAAATTTGAATATATCCATTGTTTCTTTTTTTCTCTATTCTTTTGTAATTATACCAACAAATTTGTGAGCAAAACTGTCTTTTTTGACTTTCTTTTCTCCCTTTGCCAATTAACTCAAATTGTTTTTTACATTGTTTACAAACTTTAATTACCCTATATTTTCTATTACTTGAAGCAATACTTTTGCATTTGTTAGAACAGTATTTTGCTTTTTCATGTTTTCTAAAAACCTCTTTTTTACAAATTAAGCAGATTATTTTTTTAGGCTGAGCTCTTTTTTTCTTAGCTTCAAATTGGCAATTACATTTAGGACATATCACTTTCATATACCCTATTATAATATATATCCCACTGGCTATAAACTGTTGGCAGGGTGATTCTCATAAATTCTAGTATATCAATTAATTATGCCAATGCGAATAACGCCGCACCGCCGACGGAATATTGGAATTGGATATAGGCCACCGTGGTATAAAGGGGCTCATTGTTTGAACTATCGCCAGTTGTATTTGAAGAATTCCATGAGGCCGTCCCATTATCAACCGAGTCGATTTGACCATGACTGTTGTCACCTTTATTAATGGCACGGGAGCCACCAACTCCGCCGACAGTCCTATCCTCCCCCTGCGGGTGAGTCAGATCATTCGTCGTTGGCGTATGAGTATGAGATCCGCCAGTGTGGGTGTGGCCTTGAGAAGCGTGGGTGTGGGTTGTGCTTCCGCCAATATTTCCAATTTCGCCAGTTGTTAGAGCACATTTGATGAACTTTTCACGCATGTCCGGCGTGCCCTTAGTGCCGTCACATAAAAACCAGCCTGCTGGGATCGTGGCAAGAGTTCCTAGCCACATTGCCACCATCCCCTTAACGGGGAGTAGGGCCGCGCCGGATGTATTCTCTATAGCCAATAACTTCTTATAGGCAGGCTCCACGGTTTCCGCGGTGGTAAGACTGACCGATCCGATACTTCCAGCCGTTGCGTCATTCAGGATGGCGTTATGGGTGTGGCCCTGATGGACGTAGGTATTGCCAGACTGGCCTCTTGATCCTCCCGCCGCTGACGCTCCCCCAGCGACCGCTTGTGAGTGCCCGTGGGCTGTTTCGGTGTGGGTGTGAGTTAAATCGTGGATATTCGTAAGCGATCCTCCTGTGGTCCCCGAGTCTGCCCCCGTTCCTGCCCCCAGTAGATATTTATTCCGCAAATCCGGTGTTCCCCCCGTGCCGTCACAATTAGCAAACCCTGTCGGAATAGTCGTATCTGATTCCATGATGATTGATCCATTAGGGATAAATGAATATCCAGATGCCTTAATAAAAATAACTTCGTAGTAAGGAGGATTGTTTGATACGGAAGCGTAAGTAGAGGTAACTGAACTTAGACCCCCATTGGTTACCCCGGCGATATTCACGCTGTGATAGTGGTCGATACTAAAACTTTCCGATCCATCTGAGTCTGAATTGTTGTCATTTCCACCGGCCTGATGGAGAAAAATAAGGTGAGTATGGCTTGACATTGTGTGGCTATGGGCCGAGGAGGTGTGAGTATGTGTAGTCGCCCCTCCCGTGGTATTTGGATCAGTCGAGGCGGCCGTCCCTCTGGTGAATTTTGAATCAAGAGTGGTTTCGCGGGTGAATCCAGACGGGATAGAGGCGTTTGTACTTGGCCATATTATTATGATATTGGGGGCGATCATATTTTTAACTACTCAAGCCGAATCCGGCATGATAACCATCGAATGTTGAGGCGGCAGTGCAGACAATAAGAAATGAGTCGATCTTAGATGCTGTGGTGGTGAGCGTCGGGGCCGATCCGCCGGGCCATTTAATCGTCGGCCATGTTATCGTCCTGCTTCCAGTGGCGTCCTGAATCAGACGAATTAGTATGGCCTGTCCGACTGCTGGATTGCTGAAGGTAATTGTAGGATTCCCAGCTAGAGTGATCGTGCGGACTTTTCCTTTGGTTAAGTCTGACCAGTCAATTGCGATTGAGGCTCCGTAAGTTTCAGTTCCCATGACCGCTTGACCCAAAACCACGTCTTTGCGTAGATTGTTGAACTCGGTGGCGGTAGCATTTGTCCCGGCTACTGCGGCGGTGCTATCTGCCATTTATACCAACTCCTTTCTATAAACAACAACAATACAATAATGTTGGATAGAATTTGATGGGGCTGAACCACAAACAATCATGGAGTATTTAATATCAATAAAATCCTCGGTCAAGAGTTGATTATCAGCCAAATATGCGTTTACTTCATTTTCTAGCATTTGCAGATCGTCGCTTGATTGAAACAATTTAATCCTTAATAGTTTTGCCATATTTTCATTTTACCCTATCGTGATAGTCCAAGTTAGCGTGAGGGTATCGCTAGAGGTTTTAGTTCTGTTAATTGCTAATTTTGAGTATAGGGTGCCACTATTGGCGGTGCTACTAGCATCATCGCCAAACAGGCCAGCTTCGCGCAAGGTTCCATTACCCTCGGAGGTAGTGAAAAACGTCTGAAATGTGGCTATCTTGGCGCTTACGCTCCTCACACTGACCAACTTCCTAAAAAGCTCCGTTCCTAAAGTGGTATCGGCGACGGTCGGGGCTGTACTATTGGTCCCCAAGGCGCAATAGGTAATGATTCCTTTATTATTAGCCGTGGTTCCTTTTAGGTGGTCGGCAATGGCGTTTTTCCCAACTGTGCAGAAAGTATTTATTATCCTATCTTTTGATCTTATTTTTCCCGTTCTCGCGTCCTGGATCACAATTAAACATTGGCCCTTAGTTTGAAAATAATCGTCAAGTTTCATGGTTTTATTATACATTTTGCTATCCCCATTGAAATAAATCCCATCTCGCCCTTGTAATCGGCGAGGCGTCGGTGCTGTCGGTACACCAGGTGAAATAAGGCCCAGTGCTATCAATTATGAGTGAATCTTCGAGGCTATCACTAATAAGGTTGTCTGAAATCTGAAATAACTCATCTACCACCTCATCATCATCAAGCTCGATCAGATTCTTGTTGGCTTCGAGAAGTTGGACCAAGAATTTAATTATTCCCAACGTCTTACTGCTGGCGATTGACACGAGATAGGTGAAATTCCCAGCCCCGAATGATCTTGCAACTACTTTTTGTACAATGTAGTTGTCATTTACTCCATATTCACTCAAATTGATATTTATATATTGCCCCGATCTAAATCCCGTTTCATGGGTCAAGAAACTCCCCTCGATAATATCATTGGCATAATCTGTTAATTCCGCGCTGGCGCGGTCTCGGGCGGCTTGTGTGGTATCAATAGCTTTGTCGAAAATAGCAAACTCTTTGATTCCGTTGGCTAAAATACTCGCCGTATCCTCAATCGCGACCAAAATAGGAATATCGTAGGTATAATTCACCGCTAGGGTATCGGAAGTCGTTAGAACTGCTCCCCCGGAATCCTGCTCGATGTATTTCTCCTGAAAGTTCAGATAAAAATCAAATCCGCTTAAATCTATATTCTTGACCCCGAGGGTTTTTGATACTGCATTTACTGTTATTGTTACCCCGTGAGGTTTGTCTGGTAAGGGAAACTGTCTAGCCGCGCCATCGCCCTTGACCGAGTAGGTGGTCGCATCTGACAGTTTCGTGCCTCCACGAACGTATACCCGATTTTTTAGCTGTGAGGTGTCTTTGCTTATTTGTAGGTCGGAGTAGGTATTCGTCGTACTGTCAATATTAAATGGGGTCACGCTAGTGGTGAGGGGGAAATAGTGAATATCTTTGTCGTAGTCTATATACCAATTCCTACCGGTAAGTTCGGTTATTTTCCTTAAAACCTGACTCAATTGAAGATAATTAAATTTGATTGAATCTATAGTTACACCAGCCAGAACATTCGTGGTTGTTACTCCCAGACCTGAACAATATCTGCCTACCAAATCAGTTATTATCGCCGCGTCTGTCTGACTTGAATATGAAATATGTGCCAAATTGCGATCCAAAATATAAGTATAGTCGATACAGCTTATTTTGTACTGGACTACCCCACTACTGGACTTCTGTAGTTTTATATTGATTATGTACCCTCCGAATAACTTAGTCCCGCTCGCTAGAGTAACCACAATCTCATCATCTGTCGCTGGTGCGCCATCACTTCCACGGTCAATTAGGGCGAATGAGCAAGTATTGGCCTTATCGTTTATTGCATCCTCAACAACCACCGTGGAGGCGATCACATCGTCCGTTCTATCGACCCCAGCTATCGTTATAGAATACGCCATATTAAATCCTTACCTGTTGTTGCAATCGTTTAATTATTGCATCTCCCAACAGCTCTCCCATCTGTCCCGCGCCAAAAGCATCGGAAATCACCGCCCCGGCCATACTCACCTGTACTATTGTCGTACTTTTTTGGTTCCCACCATAATTGACTGCGGCACCGGCGGCATTGGCATTAAATGTGGCGCCAAATGCCAAATCACCGAGGGCGTCATTTACCTTACCAACTCCGGTTTTGACAATATCAACCACCGAGGGTGATTGTCGTTTAGTGAAATCTAATTTGTCCTTAATCCAATTAACAACCCCCTCAATCCTCTTTTTGGCTTCGTTAAACGGCCACATTATTGCGTCAAGTATTTGATTGCCAACCCGGGCTAATGTTTCTTTTAATTCCTCCCATTTACGGGCCAAAAACTCCATTACAATACGGCCAACCTCTTTGACCTTATCCCAATTTTTGTATAACAAAACACCAATGGCGATAAGCGCCACAATGGCGGCAATGATAAGCACAATTGGGTTGGCCGATAAAAAAGTCAAAAGGGTACCAAGTGCTGTGCCAATCGTAATAACGGCGGCAATTCCGTTGACCAACATACCCAATATTATGAGGAATGGACCAATGGCGGCAACAATTAAACCAATAATGATAATTGTTTTTTTCTGGCTTTCACTCAAAGAGGTAAACCACGTCACAACCTTTGTCAACATGTCCACTAATTTTGCCAATACCGGGTTTATAAGTTCGCCAAATGATACTTTTAACTCAAGTATGCTTTGGTCCAATATTGCTTGTTTGTCAATCAATGTCCCGGTAAAACGTTCCGAGCTTCCCATTGTGAGGTTTGTTAAGTCAATCATTCCCCGATATTTAGCCATATCGTCGGTTATAGTATCGACCGACACCCCCTCTGCAACTAACGCCGCCCTCCCTTTTTCAATTATGTTTATGTAGTTTTCATTAATACCAGATAAATTACCAATTGCAGAGTTGTTGGTTGCGTATGAAAATGACAAGTTTTCAACCGCTTGGGATAATGTAATTGAGCTTGATTTTCCAGTTATGGCTTCATTTGTAAACCTTTTTAACATGTCGGTTGCCTCATCAAGGCCCAATCCGGCTTTCAAAAGATTTTGTAAACTTGCGGCCGCTGGCCCTATACCAATCCTTAGCTCCCGGCCTAAATCTTGAGCCGCCTGTTTGGCTTTTTCGCTATTCACTCCAAAACGCCCCGAGATAATGTCCAATGTCGTCATGGCGCGCTCTAAGTTGTTTGCTTCTTTTGAGGCATCTTTCAAAAACAAAGTCAATCCAGTCCCCACTATGGCGGAAACGACGCTTACTTGTTTACCAACGTTTACCAAACCATCACCCAAACTGTTTAATTTGCCCTTAAAACTCTCTGCCGATTTTTCAACCTGCTTCATGCCATTTTGAAAATCGGATATATCAGCCTTAACGTGGGCGACTACTGAACCTACATTAAAAGACATATTTACTATCTCCTCCCATATAGTTTATTTTATCACTTTTTTATATAGCTTTGTAATAATGGTTAACAGGAAAAGTAACAAACAAATGGCACCAAAAAACAATAATGGCCAGCCAATGGGTGGTAACCAAATAAATATTGACCCAAAGCTCAACATGCCCAAACCAAGTAATAAAATCATTGCTAAATCTTTTTTTGTAGGTTCCTTTTTCATACAGTCACCCCCCTTCTTGTTTTCCACCCCTTTGTGCCAATGCCGTCATATTTGGCGTGGCAAGAGGGGCATAATGGTTTAACGTCTTTTAGCCTGTGGCGTTGTCAACTATTTTACATCAATTGCGCTTCCATGTCTTTTTAATGTTTGCTTAAATGCCTCAAATGTGGCCGGGTCAAATTCGGCGTCCAAATAACCCTTGCCCTCATTTTCGCGCTCTTGACGGTCAAACATACGCCATAATGATTTTGGGTCTTTTACATGGGGATTTGTAGCAATCGCAAGCTCCATTTTATACTCGTTAATTTTACGCCTGTTTATAAGCCGGGCGAAAATAAATAGCTCGTCGAAGTACACTTGCTCCAATATGTCACGTTTGGCCCACCCGTACTCATGTGCCAACTGGTCAATTGCCCAATACAACCACTCATCGTCGTTTACTTGGTGATTGTCGCCGGGCGGGCGAGGGCTTTTTTTATGTTTTCGTAAACTTCCCTAAAATTATTGACCTCAATTATTGCTAAAACTACCCGGGTAACCTCATCAAGTCCCATTTCCTCAATCTGCTCTTTTTTGAGCGGTGTGGCAATGGTTAATATCTCAATGACGTCGGGTAAACTTTCACCAATAAGCGCCGGCAACATTTCAATAATGCTGTCGGTGTCTTTGTTTTCCAAACCTTTTATGTGTTTGGGTAATTCCTTAATGGCTTTTAATAACTCTGCATATTTGCCAATCGGCAATTTTGCAATTTCTATTTCGCCATTATCTAACTTAATTGTTTGTGTTTTCATAACTATTTTTGGCGGGTAACTGGTACCACGTTTGCCAAGCAATAGTTAGGGTTTATGCGGTACTGTCGCCGATTAAACCGAGGTAATTACCGTCGGCTTTTGACTCGTCAACAAGCGCCTCAAATTCCACCTCAATTATGTTTTCCTCATCAACTTTCATTTGTAAGTCAATGGTGCTTGCAACAAAAGCCTTATGCAAAACAATATCGTTTGCACGAGTACCCATGTTGAGCGGGTGTAACACTAATTGTGCGGCACTTGTGGTCGCTTTTGTCCCGGCGCTGTGTCCTAATGTCAACCGAGCGTTTGCCGCTCCTGCAAATGTCCCTGCGGGCATTGCAACTTTTAGGTTGGCAATTGTCAATTCGGCCAATGGGACCTTAACTGTCCATTTTTCGCCCATCAAGTATTTTTCAACAACACTTTCGCCGTATTTATCAACACTTACGTCGTGGAATACCGGCTCGTAACTAACTTCAACGCCTCCCTTGGTATGACCCAAGTCAACGCTGTTATAAGTTACCGAGCATGCCCCAACTTTTACATTGGTAATGTCTGCCATTTAATTCACCCCCTTTCCCTTTTTAATTTTTAACATATTAGTATTATACTTCTTAATCCAATTACAATTTGCACATAAAAGTTGATAATTGTTGCTATTATCGGCTATCACTTTTTTGAGATAAGTTGTGCGCGTTTGTATCAATTTACGTTCCACATATCCGTCATTGTTTACATGGTCAATTTGTAACGCTCTATGGTCTAAAAATCCACATTCTTTGCACTTACCACCAAGTTTAATAATTGCCCTCTCTCTTAATTTAGCACCCCAAACTCTATTTCGGTCTGCGCTCCCGTTTTTTACAACCTGTTTATCAAAATATACCTTTCTTTTTTTACTTCGCTCTTGGGCTTCTGGACCCCATGCACCAGTTGCGTAAGTCATTTTCCCCCCTTCATGATTAATTGATAATCCTTTTTAATCATAGCCTCATTCTCATCAGTTTTCAAATACTTGAATGTCCACTCGTTAAGAAAATCACATCGGGGACATTGAAAACAGACCACTCCGGCGCTGATATTTTGATAAACAACAAACTTCTGGCACTTGGCGCAACGCAACTCCTTATATTGTTTCCCATTGATGGTAATCATAAAACATTATAATGCGGATATTATCGTGTAAGACAGATGAAATTGATACTAAATTCATCCAGTCCTCTTTCATTGCGGCCGATATGTCCACCCCCACTTTGGGCTGATATATAGTAAAAAAACGTATTCCCGAGGGTCGTATTCTTTGTCTGATGTAGGGCTGATCGGACGGCATCAAGTTTGGCCCGGCCGGTGATATAATCTGCGGCTCTAATGAACACCTGAAAAGTTGGACTTTTTGTTGGCAATTCTTTGTCCGGCATTGGCCCGCCGGTGTCCAGCACGCAGATACCAGTATCAACGGTATCTGGCATGTAGGATTTGAATATATTGGTCCCGATAGTCCCAACCCCGCTATCTGTTAATTTTTGAGCTATGTCATCGAGTAAATAAGCCATATTATATTAACGCCCCCCCCACGGCGTTCTCCATGTATTTCAGATATGTTGATAGGTTGTTCTTAATTGGATCCTCAAGATATTTTCCCTTGCGTCCCTTTTGGAATCTATACTCGGGGTGTTCATGCAATCGTGCGGCATAGACCTTGTTGTATCCGACAATCACCTCGTCATCTTTGACCGGCTCAACGTGTCCACTCGATTGAAGCATGCCCGTGTCGTGCGGGACCTCAAACATGCTTAACCGTAGAACTTCGCTTGCAACGTCATTGAGTCCTCGCAGGGTGGCTTTGGCGAACGTAATCTCCAATTGTTTGACGCCTTTCTCGAAATCTTTAATGTCTATTTTTATTTCCATTTTATGTTGCTTTCCACTTGGTAAGCTCTAATTTATAGTGATTGGTATCGCCGGAGCCGTCGACGGCCGCATAGATACCATAGACTTTATAATCCACTCCACCATAAGTTATCTTATCGTCAACGGCAATTGTGGTATCGGAGGAGATGTAGCAGATAGCCTCAATCATTATGACTGATCCATTGGGTAATAGCTTCTGTTTGGTTTTCTTTTGAAATCTTGATTGTACAGAAGTAGCCGTACCCACCGTTTCCCGGCCATAGGCGTTATACCCGGACTTTGAGTATATCGAGATTGTTTGATTCAGTAGTGAGTTTATGCCCATATCTCATACGACTATCGTCCCCGTGCGGTTGTAAATTCCCTTGAGAATGATTTTTGCCTTGGGGCTTATCAGTTTGCTAATACTCGAAACACCCTTACCCTTTGCATATGAATAATCACCAATGCTCTCACTCTGCATTTCAGACTTATCTCCGGCGAAAAACGCATCTCCCATCTCAATTACATATTCTATCTGTGCGGCCACGGCCCTTTTCACGGCCTCTGGGATGGCTTTGTAGTAGGTGGTATTGGCTCCGCTGGTGTAGGTTTCAACATCGCACGTCCGGGGAAACTTACCAATCTGGGAAATCTTATAAAAACTATCTATGCTCGGGGTGGTGACCCACGCACTGTCGACTGTCAGGACGCCCGCCTTGGTGCTGGCGGTGATTTTGCGACGCTGTCCTACACCAGTCCCGCCCAAAATCTCAATCTCACACAATTTGAAGTAATCAATATCGTAAGTATTCTGCTGTGAAGTTTCGAGAGTAAGTGAGGTCGATCCTGCGGCGGCGGCCAACCCCCTGACTACCCAATCCATATGTTTGTCTTGGGCGCCCACATAGGCATCAATCATCTCCTCGGCTTGGCTTATCCTGTCGTCGGCCTCGGTGGTGTCGGTAATAGTAATATTTGCCAATTGCTCCAATTCACCTTGGCTTAAATATCCTCGTCGGCTTGTTGGTTGTGTGCTTGTTACTCCCATATATTTATTATACTATTTTAATTCTTGGTAAACCACGTCACGGCCGCATTTTGAGTATTCCAATCGTGGTCGCCCACGGCGTCCCACGTCACCACGTTATCGTCCCACAAAGCAATGATACTATTCCATATTGCCCAATATAGTTTTTGATACCAAGGAATTGAATTTGACGTTTGCCATGTCATAATATTACTCTGCTTTCTTGTCTGCTGATAATTCTATCACTTCAACAAGTCCTCCAAAAGTAACTACTTTTTTCTCTCAGTTTTTTCTTCTGGAGTTGTCTTCTTAAATATCTCGTTATTTAAGATTTGGAGATTGTTTTGGACACGTTGTAATTCAACCATCGTATCATAAGCCAAACTTTTAAGTTCTTCTAATGTCTTTTTTGTTATGTCTATCATTTTATAATTTGTTGTGGTACTAAAGCATTAAACTTTTTAACAAAAGCATCAATTTCAGTAATTTGTTTTAATAATTCAGCTTTTTTGTCAATATATTCTTTAATATTTCCACCAATTACTTCTTCTGGAAGTTCCTCACCCGTAGATGAGTCAAATTTCTTGGTAGATACCGCCAAAGCGTCATCTGTAATTCTAACCAAAGAATTTAATCCTAATATTTCTTTTTCTATAAAATCTTTTATATCTATCATATTCTCACCTTCTTTCTTTATTATATCATATTATACTACACATAATTTGGTTTGAAAAATGCATATTCATCCTGAACTCTTTCAGGAAATGACCTGATATAAATTTGTGTGGTTTCAAGGTTTTCATGTCTTAATTGTTTTTGTACTGTTAATATATTAGCACCTTTTTTAACTAAATTTGTGGCTAGCGAGTGGCGAAATAAGTGGGGATTAGTTTCGTATTCCTTTATATATTCAGCTATCATTTTGCAGCATTCTCTGGCGATATACGATATTCCATCCTTACCACCCTTGCCGTTAATAATATGTACAACCCCGTTGTCTAGGTCTACATCTTCTACTTTTAGATTGCATAGTTCACTAGCTCTGATACCAGAATAAGCAAGTAATGATATTATGGCTTTTTCCCTGCTGTTACTACAGGCGGCAATAATTCTTGCTACTTCTCCTTCTGTAAGTGTATCCTTTATCAAGGGTTTTGGTTTTTTAACTCTAATAAGATTTAATTCAGTCCCTGAAAACTTATCATAACAAGTCAAGATGGCGGCGGTATTGTTAATATGACTGGCTGAAAGATTTCTCTTTTGCATATTAAGTATCCATTCTTCCGCCATTTTTGGTCTGATGTCGGTTGTTTCTAAATCCCTAAATACTTTGTTTAATATTCTCTTGTAGTTTCCGATAGTGACTGGTCTAAATTGTCTTTTGTATTCCAAGTAGTCATAAAAACTTTCTATTTTCATTCATTTTATGCCGATTTTAGTAATCCATAAGCTTCTAAACTGGCTAATAGGGTATTGAATTTCGTTGTAATATCTGCAAGTGTGCCGTCAGCATCCACAATTGTACTTTGTTGAACTGCTGGAGTTCCACCAAATAGTGCAAACTTGGAATTTCCAACCTCTAAATGGGTAGTAACTGTTCTATCTGCTGTACCCGTAGCTCCAGCTGTTACTGCTTGTAATTTAACGCTTGAAAAACCACTTCCCGTGCTAATACCACTAGTAATTAGAATATCCCCACCGTTTTTATCTGTTGCCCCGCTCGTGGCACCCCCTGAATTAACGGTTAATGCAAAACCCGCCGTATTCGCAACTGTTCCCCGCTCCATACCTATATTTCTTGCTACCAATCCACCGATCCCAAGTATTCTTGTTGGCCCCGTCGTCCCGATGCCGACGTTGCCAGAGTTTGTTATCCTGACCTTTTCAGTAGCCCCAGGCATAAACAGGATGTTTCCAAGTGTGTTTACTTCACCAATCTGTAGATTATTTGACGTGTCTACTTTGGCAATCGTCAAATTTCCACCGGCTGTACCTTTTCCAGCGAGGTACAAATTATTGTTTAGGTAAATTACTCCGCCATTCACATAAAGACTTCCAGCCACTTCAAGTTTTTGACCCGGATTCGTCGTCCCGATGCCGACGTTGCCTCCCTTAAAATATATCCCTGTAGTAGTAGAAGGACCTATCCAAGACTCCGCAAGGGTTGTAAGGGGATTGATTGAAGTGGAGTTGACGATACCACCTGTCATTGTTCCACCTGCTAAAGGTAGATAAGTTGTAGGAACAGTTGTCGCTATGAAAGTATCAATATCTGAATGTGAATTAACACCAATATTGGATAGTGCTGTATGGTCAGTAGTGCCACCTACTTGTGCCAAAGTAACTGAATGGGGATTGCTGGTACTTCCTATGTGGCTATCCACTTGGACATGAGTATTTGTACCAATGTCTGATAATATAGTGTGTGATATTGTCTCCCATGAGGACGTTGCACCGGCACCACCCATTAAAACTTTATCTGCCACCGGGGTACTCGCACCCTTGCCAATTTTTGTTTGGGTCGATAATATCTCTTGCTCAATTTTGCCGTGTACGTCGGTATGTGTTACTGCTGTTTTTCCAAGAGCCGTATTAGCATAAGCGCTTATGTCAATTGCTGTGTGTATTGCCGTTGGGTAATCTGCGTTTGGGTTTGCCATATATTTATATTGTTATTGTAAACGTAACTGCCATATTTTAATTATACCAACTTTGATAAAAATACTTCAATGTCTTTTTGCTCCCGGTCAAAATCCACATACTGCTTAAATGTATTATACGCCACTTTGCACATGGCCGCGTAACGTTCCGGGTCCGAGTTATACACAATCTTGTCAACGATTTGTGGATAACTTAAATCGTCAATATAAATGCAAGTCACATTATCAATCAAAAGAGGCTCAGCCATTTTGCCAATGTAATATTGTTTTTTAATGATAAGAGGCCGGCCAACTGCCAAGGCATTGTGTAAAACATGACCGTATCCGTCGCCAAGGTTTTTTACCTGCCAAATAAATCTTGCCTTACGCATTTTATTGGCTACCGCCTCTTGCCCGTTACACTCACCGTCCCGGCATGAGCCGCCAAATGTACGCCACGTCCAATCGGGCATTGCTTGCTCAAGTCCAGTAAAAAGCGGCCAATCTTTCTCATAAATGCTTGCCGTGTTTAGGCAATTGATAAACGAGTAAATATTATTACCCGGCTCACCAACTGACGGGCAAAAAATATTGGTGTCAAACTCTTGGTGATACTCAATAAAATTTATATTCCCGGGGACGTTGGCAATTTTAGCGCTTGCCATAATGTTTGGTGCTATGCCCGCCTCAACCGGCCAAGCATTGCCGATTTGATAAATAAACTTTGGGTGGTTGGGGTGTTGCTCACATAATCGCTTAAAACTCTCAATATGCTCGGGTACCGTGGCAATTACAATGTCTATTGGCTCCCTAAAAAAGCGGTCAATGGTAACGGCATTTTGGTAAAATTTATGTCCGTTTTCCCAAATCCTATATACCCCGTCCTCGTCAACGTAATCATCATGTATGCCCAAATATTGTGCGACCGTAAATGGGTGGTTATTGTAAATCTCGGCAATGCGCCAATATCCCTTATCCAACCAATCCCGGCCAATAGGACGATATAAAATGCCACCCAAACGGTCCTCAAACAACATTTTGAGTGAATTGTACAGGCTAAAATGGTGTTGGTCTGCAAATACTTTTAACATACTATATACACGTTATTTTCCGCATACTCCCCTACCCTATCCCCTATTATAGGGTGTGTCCCCTCTTAGCCTCAAAAAGTGGCCGGGGGAGTGGTGGAGGAGTGGTCCAGGGCCTGTTTTTTCATGCCTTTTGACCTTCATATTTGATAATTACCGCATTGGCAATTCGTTCAAATTCGGGGTCTTTTTGGACCCTTACGGTCATACTCTGTTTCAGCCAACCAATAAACTCCTCGGGGTAATAGTTTGGATCAGACCCATTAGTAACCAATGACCAATTGTGGCTCAATCCGTTATAATGAAAATAGGTTTTAGGGTCGATTTTGCCAATCTTCACCCCCAGATTTTCAAGATCTTTTTGGAATAGATAAAAATGATCGTATTTGTCCGGTACGATACTGAAGTTCTTGCTGGTCCTATTTAACACTTCCCGTTTGACAAAGATGCAACATGGGTGCATGCGTTCACCCTGATAAACTGCGATAGCTTCGTTGCCATCGGATTCTAAGCGATCCACGGCAGACCAAAACCCCTCACTAGGATAAAAATCTTGTTCCGTAAACCATATCCAGGGTGCATTGTATGAATGAAGCAATGAAGCGTTGATAGCTAGATTCCGCCAGTCGTCAATTCCCGCCCGAGGAGTTGGAGCCTCCAAAAAATGTACATAGTCTGGAAACATCGCTTGAGATACAAAATCCCGATAGTTATAACCCTGATTTGTTTCAGTAAAAGCGACGACTATCTCATTGAATATGGCGCGATTGTCCCGTATGAACTGTCTCCACAACGGATAGTCACAATTGCGTGGCCAGGTGATGATAATATCCCTAATCATAATTCGTGTGAGCTTTTTGGCATCGGCACGCCCAGATAGATAAGACCAATTCCCATTGTTGAGTGTGAATAGAACTCATCATGGTCATATAATAATTTCAGCCTGTCCCACAACCAGTTTACTTGCGAGCCAGCGTCAACCAGACCCTCCGTGTAGGCAATGTCATGAAAACCCACCACTCCATTGGGGGCCATGTATTTTCTGTAACTATAATAATCATGCTTGACATCATCAAAACCATGCGCTCCGTCGATAAACATAAAATCAACCTTTCGGCCATCCAAATAGTTCTCCAGCATTTTGTGGGCATTAGGGTTGCGAGTATAAAACGGAATCCGTCTGAAATTGTAGATTTTGGCGAGGAAGTCGTATGACGCTTTTTGCTCTGGGGTTCGTGGTATGTCCTCGGGGTCAAGGGCAATGGTTAGTTCGGGGTGGGCGATTGCCGACCAAGCCGCGAGTGATGCACCATGAGCGACGCCAATCTCCAAAACAACTTGTGGAGAGATTTTCTCGATTGCCGTCAGGGCCATCTGTAACTCAAGCTGATTTTGGTAGGCAAACCACTCTTTGACCGCTCTTTCTGATATTTCCTTTGGGTCCATGATTCGATTATAAATTAAACGCTTCCTTGTAAATCCTCTGTCTTTGTTGTATTCGTTTCGTATTTAATTTGAACTGGATAATTAGCTGATCCAGACCTTTCTTGTACAATTCGGCAAATTCTTTGATTTGCTCGATGTCGCGGTGTTCCCATGATGTGAGCCACCACTGTACTCGACGCTCCCACTCCATCACTTGCATCTCACTGGTAGTATCGCACCACGCGCTCGGCAAGACTGTGGGGCCATGTGGCGGCTCGGTGAACCTCTTGGCGATACTTCTACCTTGATCGTCCATTATCGCCCCGCTTACGCCACTTGATAAACTCCCAATGTGTGTCCAAGAGGCCAAACCGTCAAACGGGGTATATTCAGCCCTCTGCTCGAAGTGTTTGGCATCGTCCGGGTGGGCATGGTACTGGGGGACGTACAGTATGCGCCTTTCTGGGACTATCTGATGCAGTTGCAGGCTTGCCCAAACGAAAGTATCGGAGGAAATCACTGGCGCCATTACTTCATAATCTTGCAATGGTCCAATCTTGTCGCCCTGCGTCCATGCTCGGGAATTAAAATCGCGGTCGGTCTGTAGTAACAATTCCCGTTTACTGAAAAAGTAACATGGCCAGAAATTACAACCCTGATCGCCAATACCATCGGTGAGAATCCCCCATATTTGTTTTGCTCTCTCCAAAATCTCTGGGTGACAACTGCCACGTTTCGAGCCAACAATATCAAATTCGCCGTTTTCAATTTTCTTAAAACACTCGTCAACAATCCCGGGTTTGAATATAAACGCGTCATCCTCAATAAGCATTACATACTCCTCGGTGGCTTTTTCCAATCCCATGCGTATTGCGTCGCCATGCTGTATGTGGTGGTCAATAAATGTGAAATCAATTTTGTTGTCGTCGCCCTCGGTACATAAAAACTCAATATACTCGGCAACTTGTTTTTCAACCGGGGTGTTGCAAATTATGTATAGTTTGTCAATTTCGTCGGACCAAACCCGGTAAAACAACTCAAGCCAATAATGAAGTAAAAATGGGTCACCCGGGTATGGTAGTATGGCGGCTCGGCTTCTCATATATTGAATAATCCTTTGTAAAAACCCTTAATCTCGTATATTTTGTCTTTTGGCATGTTGTAGTAATCAATTACGGCCTCAAGTATTTGGCGGTAATCCTGTGCAAAATCTCCCAATGTTTGCTTGCTTGTTAGCATGTCCCAAAATAATAACTTAAATGCCACCGCTTTTATGTGGGTAAATTCTGCCGGACCCCCGGGAAAATCCTCATCAAATAATTTGAGTACCCGGTTTAATATTTCTTTGTCGTCGCCCTTTGACCACAAACCATATTCACCACCACCCAAACCAAGGGCGCTACTGCTCATTTGGCGCACATGCACCCACTTAAAATTGCTATAAGGGGATAAAATATTATCCGGTCCGAGTATGTTTGTTGGGGTGCTTGTAATTTTTCGGGTAAGTAATAACAATTGCCAACTCATCCAACCAAAACAATCAAGCGATACGTCTTTTTGGGTAGCGTATTTTTCGGTTATTTGGGTTCCGGCCGGAATTGTCCGGGGCATAAAATCAAGGTCGGTTTTGTCCAATAGGCTCTTTTTTACAAACGTAAAACACCGCATAAATCCCTTGCTTGATAAATCGCCGTTAAAATATGGCTCATCAATCAAATACCAAGGTGGCGCCACAATGTCTTGCCCCTCGTTTTCGAGTAGCCTAAAACATTGGTCAACAACACCCTTGCCGTAAATAAAACCGTCGCTTTCAATAAGCCCCACATAATCCTCGGTAACTGTTTTGAGTGTCTTTTGGTTTGCCAACTCCGGGTATGTTTTCTCGCTTACAATATCTGCTTTAATTTCGGGGAAATCGGCAATCAAAGTTTTATTGAAATTAACGACCACCTCTGGCACGACTTCCGGGTTGCAATAAATGGTCATATAAATTTTGTCACATTCACCACGCCAATATTTTTGGTATAGGGTAAGCCAAGCGTTGAGTGTAAATGGGTCGCCGTCAAAATGTGTAACAATTGCTCTGCTCATATATGTATTTTTGCAACATCCGGCAATAATCGGTCAAGGTCAATGCCAAGGTCGCGTTTATAGTTTTTTATTTCGTCATCCATCCAAATCGTTATGCCGAGTTTTTTCATTTGTGATACTTTCCAAAATGCGGCGGTGCGTAAATTGTTAAACCTTTTGGGGGCCATGACTAACTCGGTATAGGATATGCCAAAACGGGTAAGGTCGGCCAATGTTTCGGCTTTGCGTGCCGGATTTGAGCCGTCGCGCCAAGTAATGACATAAACCTCATTTTGATTTTCATTTTTGAGTAAATGGTAAGTGAGCCACGAAATTGCCGGGGGGTTTGCTGTAATTACACCATCAATATCAATTGCCCATTTTTCAATCATAGCCATTTATAGTCGTCCGGGTGTACTTTATAAAATCCAGTTAATCCCCGGGGAGTTTCAAAGTGAATTGGTCGCAATTTGCCATCCTTAACCCATTGTTTAATCTGCTCGGGGAGGGGACCATAGGGCCAAGCAAAACCATGCTCCTCATTGGAAATCTGGTGCATGTGTTGGTGTAAGTCGTGAATAAACACAAAACCTCCCGGTTTAAGATGGTCATAAAACTTTATGAGTTCGGCAAATCTGGTTTGGGGTTCGGTATCCAATAGAATGAACTCATACGGAGCCTCGGGTTGAAACATCCGAGCATCGCCAAGATGGCAAGTAACATGGTTCTGTAATCCCAATCTAGCGATTCTAGCTTTGGCTACGCCGTGTATTTCTGATAAAAATTCAATAGTGTCAAGCTGTCCAAATCCGTTATCTAACAGCCCCATGCCCATGTAAGAAGCACCAACACCCCAATGGGTACCAGTTTCCAATACCCTCTCGGGTTTCAATATCCGTACCATTGCGTACATAAATTCCCCCGTTTCGCACTCCAAACCAGCATTATTGAAAGCGCTATATTTGCTATTGTGAACACCACCCCATTCTCCTTCATTGTGCTGTTTCAGAACTCCATCAAGCGTGATAAGTCGGTTCGTTATACTCATATACCTAAAAATTCTTTCCACTTTAATTGTACGTTATCCTTATCAAATAGCTCAATGGCCCTCTGTCGACCCATTTCGCCGATCCGACGCGCCGCTTTGACATCACTTAATAAGTAAGCAACCCGTTCCCGCAGTTCATTTATGTTATCTGACCAGAAACCATTGACTCCATTGGTGATAATATCCGGTATTTCATACAGGTCGGCGTTTATTCCATTCCTCATATTAAGACTATTTGCCAGAAGCGGTCCGATGGCTACGATCGGTACACCAGTCATCATCGCCTCGATCAGGTTCAAGGTATATGAGGCCGGTTGAGTGCCGGTGTAGATATATACTCGGGCGTCCCTCATTTTTTGTTGCATCTGTTCGTAGGTCAAAAATCCTCCATTTAATCCCTCTGCATTTTCGTTTTTGGGGCCGTAAATCCGTGCGGTAAACCCTTGAGTAATGGATAAAAACGCTTCGTAATTACAAAACTCTCCCCGATGCTTCATATCTTGGGCGAATGTTATGACCTCATTTCCAGCGCCGACCCAATGTCCAAACTCGCTAGGGTCTTTGTAGAACCTAATAAGGGCGTCACATCCCGCTGTTGGCTCCAAATTAGCCTCCCTGGGGCTGTATCTGACGATCTGTAGCCCTTTCTGCCTATAATCGAGCATCCGCCGCTCTATGGTTGGCGTAGACTGACCTATGGTGCGCCAGACAACTCGTTTATCTTTGAACTTATCCCAATTTTGCACAATCCAACCGGGCACGTGCATGACAACAATAGTGTCGAACTTATCCAAAAATTCTTTGGGTATGTTGTCGCGGGGGGGGGTGTTATGGGTTAACCACTCATCGGGATAATACCTGATGGGGGGGCGGATGCTATCAACGGGTTTTGTGGGTACTACATAGCTTCCCAAACTAAACCAATCAATTCCCAAGTCTGTAAATAGTTTCAACTCATCAAACTCTAAGATAGAATGACATGACAAATATAAAATTCTCATAGACTGTTTTGTATTGTGTTTAATCTATCTCGCATTACTGCACCTACTGCTGGCAGATCAAACTTTTTTCCGACTGTTTCCCGGGCCATCTTGCCCATCTTGGCGGCCACCGACTTATTTTTGAAAGCCCAGCGCATCCCGGCCCGCAAGTCATCAATATCAACCGCACCCCATTTTTGGTCCGGGGTGTACCATTGGGCGTTGTAATTTCCGTTATCAACCGGGATCATTGTATATTTGACCAAATAAGCGTCCTTTTGGTGGGTTAAATACTCATGTATGCCGCCTAAATTGGTTGAGATTATCGGTTTTTCCATTAACATTGCTTCCATTTGGGGAATCCCCCAACCCTCGCCCCTGTGGGCGCTCACGAAACAGTCAAAAGTCTTGTGGAAACGATAAATCTGGTATCTGTCCATGAGTTGACGATATAGAAACAGGGGGGCGTAGGATTTTAGATTCAATTTAGCTTTGAGTTTTCTAATCTGTTGGCTTATCACCTCTCTTTTCTCGGCTCCAAATCCGATTCTGTAGGTCTTGAGTGTCAGACTTACACCCTCTGTTCCCTCAAATTCTCTCCAATACGCCTCAAGTAAAGCTAGAGGATTCTTGCGCTCGGTCCACTCGAAAATACTATAAAACTTAAATCCATCCTTATTTGGGGTGATATATGGGTCAATCGTTAATGGATCAATTGAGGCATCGATCGCCTCGGGAATTATATAAATTGGCTTAGTCACTCCCGCATTCCGCATGGCTTGTTCGTTGAATTTTGAGCCAGTCCAAATTTCATCGACGTTTTGGAGGGGCAAGGCAAAATCTAGGGGAATCTTGTCGGTTTCCCAAAACGCTCTCCCGATTATGTATTTTTCTGGCTCGTAAAATTGACCATAAACATTTGGCGTAGTATGTATTATTTTGATACTGTATCCAAGCTCGCGATTTTCAAGAGATACTGCCAAATCCCCAAGTTTTCCATAATCTGATACATCAAAGCAATAAACTGGAATCTGGGTAGTCACTTCGACACCGGCGATCACCAGCGCACCTATGTCATGTCTGTTGGCCTCGCCATATCCTGAATAATCCTTAGCCGGGCCAACATATTTTATTTTCATTACAGTTTGACAAAGTTTTCCTTTTTAACCACAAATGCCTTATTACACACCTTGCAGACCGCACTCTTGGGCGCTATCTCATCTTTGTGTAAATAAAACGCAACACCAGTGCAGGCATCGCAAATATAGCGATATGCTGGCTTGACAACATTATTGACAACCTCTTCTGTGGGCTTGACAACCTCTTTTAGTTTGTCCATAGTCAATTCACCTCCTTACTTAACTTCCTCTAATGTGAGAATATTTAATAATTTTCGTTTTTCGATAGGCATTAACATTATCTCATCTAATCTCACCTTTATTTTGGCTACCGCCTTGGCGAATGTCCAACTCTTGACGTATTCTGATGCCCTTTTGCCCATCTCAAACGCCTCATCCTGATGTTCGTAAATCCATCTCATCTTTTTGCGCAGATCATCTATGTCACATACCACCATCTCGCCCACGTCCTCGCCTTTATATCGGGCATACAAGGCCGGGCATTTCTCTTTGACTTTGACTTCATACATATAGTCGGGGTTAAAATACTCGGTTATCCCGTGGGCATTGGGGACGATTGAGGGCATCCCGGTAGCCATACACTCGAGCGGACCAATCCCAAATCCCTCACCACGGGAGGGAAAAACAAGGCAATCGGATCGTTTCATTATGTCGAATAGTTCGCTATCGGGAATTTTGCCATAAATACATTCTATGTTCGGATACTCGCTTTTCGTGATTGGTAGAGGAGATTGATTTTGGGTAGTCTTGAATATCAATTTGACTGGTTCGGTTTTTTCAAACTCTGCTGTGAAAGCCTTAAATACTTCTGGAAACCCCTTACGAATGTTGAACGCATTATAATGTAAAAAAGTAAAATCTCTACGGCTTTTATGAGATGATTTGCGTTCCTGATAGGTATAAGCACTATCGTTATATCCAAGGGGCATTATGGTGGTCTTGACACCGGCCCTTTCAAACGTGGCCTGACACCAATGGGACGGCACCCAGACCTCATCGGCCGCCTTGAGATAGTCAACCCAGTCATCGGGAATCTTATCGCTCTCAAACATGGTATAGATGATCCTGTAAGGGGCCTCAATTCTTGGAAGCGAATAGGGATTGTGGAATAGAATAGCGATTTTTTGGCCGGTATAATGGGTTGACACCGGCATGCCCAGCTTCTCAATTTCCTTAATTATGTTTGCGCTCGAGATACTATAGCCATCCTTTCCCCCCTGGCTGACCGTGGATAGATAAATGCCCGATTTAATATCATCACCAGCTCGTAATTTTACAAACTTCGCCCGACGCTCTTCGATGTATTCCCTCTCTTGTTCTGCTGTAGCCTTGGTAAACCCGGGCTGACTTAACCACTCCTCAAACTGTTTTGCGTTGTCGATTTGAGTCATTTTCCCTGAGGGGCTTATCAAAAGTGGCATGACAATCATTTTATATCATTTTTCGAGCCATGACAACGCAAAACGCCCCTTTCGGGGCGTCCTGCTTGAGTGAGCAACTCAATCTGAATTATACGCTCTCGACTTCCACGATGCGTCTAACGTCTAGGACGTTGACACCATAGAGTAAGTCAATGGTCAATTGGTGTGCGCCAAGATCGGCGTTATACCAAAAGAGTGTGCGCAAACTCAAACCAATACTCGGATCGTTGACAACTGCAAAGTTGCCACCAAATCCCTCGGGGCGAGGTAAGGGCCGTGAGGCCAAAACCAATCCACCACGAGTGTACGCAAGGTTATGATAAGCCACCGGCGAGCCGGAGGTTTCAATCATTTGGCTTTCGGAAATTTCCATTCCGTAAGCGCGTATAACTTGGCCACTGGTAATCGTTTCACCAGTACCGCGTGCATCGTATCTCGAGAATTTATCGGTCCCGAGCAAATCGTTGTACACGGTCGCGTCCACGTAGAGATACTTTTGCTCGGTCTTGGGGACTTTTTGGTCCGTAAAAAACTTACGGATATTGAGCATGGAGGTATCAATCGTGGTCGCACTTGTGCGACTCCAGCTAACAGTGCTGGTAATGCTTGGGTGCAACGCGGCCAGCGAGCTTTCAACCGCCTCGGCGAGTGCGATAGCACCATCCTCGGCATACCTGGATTGTGTGTCTTGGTTTTCAAGCACTTTGGTAACGTCGTCAATCGTAAACGTAACCTCTTTGTGCTTATTGAGCGTAACGGATACGTTGGTACCCGTCGGGTTCTGCTTGGTGTAAGTATTACCCGCCGTTTTGTCATTAGCACTCACGGCACCAGTCTTTGGTACTTGGATTGTCTGCCCGAATGTGGCGGTTGTCCAATCACTATCCTTGCTAACGGTCCTCGCCAAACTTAAATAGGCGGGAAATCGCTGTAAACATTTCTGCGCAATAATAGTAGGAATAAACACCGCATTGGTTGTGTTGTTTAGTACATTTTCGGTCATTTTATGTTTTCACCCCCTTTCAAGAGTATGTTTTTAATAACCTTTTACAAGGTTTCAAAATAAATAAGTGAACTTAAACGGGGGATGCGCGGTATTAGTGCATGTCGTCCTCAATCAACCCGGCTTTGTAGGCGGCCAATATATCTTTCTCATTAGCCCTGTAAAATTCAGGATTATTGAGTTGCGACAATTTGAACTTTTTGGGTCCATTGTCGGTATCGGCTCCCGGGCTAGTTGCTGATCCAATAGTTACATTGGTCTTGCCTTTCAAATATGGTTTTCCGACCACTAGGCTTTGTACCGCTTCTATGACGCCAAGCACATTGCCACTGTCGTCGACACTTATATTCGTCCGGTCAACTAACTTTAATACCGCCTCAACATCCACGACGCCGATTTTAGTGGCCTCGGTAATTATGCGATTGTCCTGAATTGATTGGGTGAACTTGCTCTTTATATCGTCCCGTTCTTGGGCGCGTTTCGTTGCAAGTTCCTCAAACTTCTTGGTTTCTACCAATCGCTTCTCCTCGGTCTCGGCCTGCTCTTTTTCGAGCTGGTCCGCTTTCTTGGCGCGTTCGTTTAGGCTCTTGAAACGTGGGTGCGTCCATAGTCGCGGATCGTCAAAGACTGTTTCATCAAAAGCCTTTTCTCCGCCTTTTGTCTTACCTGCGTTCGTACTACCGTCACTACTCGTTTTGTTAGGGTCGGTCCCTGTGCCGGGTTCCTGATTGTTAACTTTTGTGGGGTCGCCCCCAGCGTTATCGGTCATATGAGTTGATTATTCGTTTTTTTAGTTGGTAAGTCCAACCTCAAGCTCTAATAATTCCATCATAGGAAACTATGTAGTCGTTGTCAAGTGTACTGTTCACCAACGTCAGGATTGGTTGTCTTAGATACTTTTTGGGCGGTTTTCTCGCTTATGACCTTGGTTGGCATGTTAGGATTGTATGCTTCGGTTAGCTTCGCCAGTGATGGGATAAGTACGTTTATCGCGTGCCTGCAATTGGGATGGAATAAGCCATCAGCTTCCGCCTCGGCCACGGTCGGATAACCTTGGGTCTGTCCTCTGGCACTCAAGATCTTTCCCTGCCAGACCGCGCAGATGGGGCAAGTATTCGAGTGAGAACTAACTTGGACCAGATCATAGTCATTTTCAACCATCCGGTTTATCAGACCTCTATTGCGTGCCTCAACGACCTTGGTACGAAATAACATATCTGCATAACGATCAAGTGTCCATTTGTGCCCACCTTTGTCGATCAGGGCATCCAAACCCTGCTCCCGTAGAGTAGATTTGATGACCTTTCCGACCTCCCGGCGGGCCTTACCGCCAATCACCCCCTCGGCAATCTTTTGGGTTAATGTTTCCCGGGAAATCTTACCGAGTAATAATTGTGCGCTTCGGGCAACGCCAGTCATGCTTTCTCCGAATGCCCTGCTCGCATCATCTACAAGGGCCGCGATAGCTTCTTTGTGAACTCGATTAAATCCCTCTTTGACGCCAATATCTGCCCCGATGTTATTAAGTTGTTTGATAGCATCGTCGGCGCCGACTTTGTAATAACCCGTTAATTCCGTTTCCAAGAATTTTTGTACATCGACACCCAAATCATCAAGAACGACCTCGATTTGACGCAGAATTGCCTTACGATTAGCCACACCGAAATTAGTTGCCGTTTCAATCTCGCCCACAATTGAGGCGTATGCTATCTTAAATGTTTTCGTCAACCTGGCGATACTCTCCTCATTCACCTCAATCTGCAATGGATACATGCCCTTATTTTATCCTATTTCATCTCATCAGCCATTTTTTTCTCCATTTTGACTTTCATCATCATTGGTGGTTTACCCGTTTTTGGGTCAACTGCTTTTTCGTTCTGACCCAATTTCATCAATGGGATTTCAACTTTGGGCTGTTCTGCCTCGATCTCCGCCAGCATATCCTCGGCACTTTTTTCATCCACGGCGTCAAGTTCCATAATAGCTTGTTTTTTGCTTTTGATACCGGCGTCAATGGCTAGGATTAAATCTGCCTGTAATTCGGTATCGTCAATCGGTAGCCCATCTTGCCATTCAATCTCCGGCCTTACTGGTTCTTTAGTTAGCAATTTTCCATCAATTTTGAGACTATTGGCTTTGGCGAATACTTGGGCATTGTAGACAATCTCTTTGATGGCCTGGTCATAATAAAGGCGCTTTCTGGCCGCTTTGGCGAGCGTGCGCATGAGTTTGAACTTGAGCGCCCGGCCGCTTTCAGACTTGCCCTCACCCAGTCCCAGAAGATCGGGTGAAATCTCGGCCGTGAGATAAAGAAAATCAACTATCTTCTCAATCTCTTTGAACGCGGATTCAAGCGAGGCATCCCAGACAACATACTCCGGCTTACCATCCTGCCCCGCCTCGACTTCAATTACCCCCAATGCCTTCTTTTTCACATTGCCTTTTTCATCCAGTACCCCGGGTGGGACCATCAAGATCGGATCACCGTGTTTATCCAAAATGTTATCGACCTTACTTATTCGATTGTTGAGCGCATAGAACAGGGAATCAAGATCGTGATAGTCGGATAATCCAAAATGCCTATCACCAGTTTTCCAATTAGCCACATGAGTTATCAACAATTCTTTTATGTTGGTCGCTTCCTCCGCTGGGACGTTCAGATTCGCATAACTTAGCGACACCTCGCGGATGATTTTGTCGCCTTTCATCTCATAGATTTTGTTGGTTATCTTGCCTGACTCGTGACTCTCAACTCGTAAAAACAGATCATCTCCGATTTGGAATGTCCACTTGAGATCAATCTTTTTGGGGGTAGCTCTGACGTTAAATCCATCGACCTCTGGGAAATAGATTTTGGGGGATATATCTTCGACAATGACCGTACTCTCCTCGTCGGTTTCGTTCCGTTTGCCCGCTCGCATCTTGAAAACCGCATCACCGTTATATGAGTTCCCCAAAGCATTCTCGTAACACTGTACGTCGAATTTATTTGCCCTCCAAAACGCATCTACCCATTCCTGGTCGCCCTCCGGCACTTTGACCGTGGGGGGCTCGCTGAAAAGCATGTCAGCCATGATTTTCGATAACAGACCCGCGAAATTGACAACGACGTATCTTAGTTTGGCATAGGCACGGTTGTACTTTTCATCATCGATCTTGATCCTAAAGGCCTCGAAATGTTTGCCAAAAAATAGTTTACGGTAGTATTCGTAATCATCCAGTCTTGCTCTCTCTTTGTTGTTTGGAAATACCCCGATGGGCGGTACTGTCATGTCGACCACATTGGGAACCTGACCGTTTATGGCGGCCTGTAGGGCTACTGTGACACCCGGCGCCTGTGGGTAATTATCTTCGGCCATATCAAAATAAGTATATCATTTTGTAATTTCGCTCAATAACTATATTTTACGCCAATTGCAAGTGTCATTGTAGAGGATTCGTCGCAAACGCCCTGGCTTTGGGCCGGTCAAATTTGCGCATCTGCAAAGCCACGAAGCCAGCAAATAAAGCATCATCATGTTTTCCATCGGCATGCTCCCGTTTGCCACTTTCTTTTTTTACAAAAGTTTTCATCTCATTGAGAGTACGCTTAGATCGAATGGTCAGGTGTCCCTCGTCAAAAAAGATATTGAAATCATCAATCATTACATCACGAGTCTTAACATTGGTAGACCAGCCGATTTTTTTGGTCCGTTTCAGGGTCTTCTCGTCAATTCTGGTTTCGAAATAGTAATTATCATAAATCTTGCTCAAAAATAGGATTGTGGATAACATGTTATTTTCGACCCCCACAAATGCTTTGTTGTAATAATTACCTATTTCAGCCACGATTCCAGCTAATTCGTCCGGGCGCAATTTTCCGTAGAATTGGGCTACCTGTCCCAGACCATCCCGGTCCCAGACATCAACACATGAATAGTCTGCCCCATCACCATCGGAGGGGTCGACACCAACAATATATTTAGTTTCTGGTTTGGGCAGTTCCCACATTTCAAGGCCGAGCTGATGAATCTTCTTACATTTCTCAATTTCCTCATCGACCGCCTCAATGCTGAATCTGTCCCGCAAAAGTTTCTCAATTTCTCCCCACTCTATTGGGTCAAGAGGCTGGACTGCGTTTATTTTCTCTGGATCAAATACATGTCCCGCACCGCTCTGAAATGCCTCTAACATTGAGCTGGGATACTCTTGTTTGAATAATTGCTCACCGGTGAGTCCAAGTCCCGTCTGGTTCCTCTTTAATTCGTCCATTTTCCACCTCCTCCACAATATCTGCCCATCACTCAAGTTGTGTTTTTGTTGCAAGGCAATCTCACTTTGAGTCTTATCATTCACATCAAGATTCCCGGGTAATGAATACTCGGGGTTTTCAAACCACGGATAAAAATATGATTTATAGTCCAGCTCACTAAACTTTGATCGTGTGGCGGCTTCCATGTAGGCATCATAAAACTCATTAAACCCATTGGCTGTTGTTTCCTCACTTATCGATCCACTCATCGGGACCGCCTGTTTGGACCCAGCGACGAGTTCCTGACGGTCTTTGATGTAAGCACTCTCGGTGACGTGTAATCGTCTGACCGTACCCGAACGGAGCTTGAGAGCCACATAAATCATACTGTCCAGTGGGGCACCATCAAACCGACTCACAAAACGTAGCATCCTCGTGGTGTCGGCCTTAGTGACTGGTTTAATCTCCATTGGCAGATTCGTATACGCTCTTTTGACAATATCAAAAATCATGTCTATTGCCTCGCGTTCGTGTCCCAGGATGGCGCACGATGATCCCGGCACCCACAATGCTTCATCAAGTAAATCTATGCAATATAGTGTGGTAAATCCGAACTGTCGCGCCTTGAGGACGTAAAAGTAACGTGTGGATCCACGTTCCGCTAGATGCTTGAGTTGAGGATAGTTCGGTCTGAACGTGATAACTCTACCCCGCTTATCTTTAATCTTATACAGGTGTGTTAGCCGCCACCATTTGTTTTGAAGCCTCTGATCCAACGAATCCATAATCTGTTTCCATTGTATCTAATATCTTGCCCACTTTGGACGGGTCGGCTTCGGCTGTTTCGGTTCTGGTTACAAAATAGGGTTGGGCGGTTCGGTGCTTCTCGGCCATAAACCTTACATTTTTCATGTCATCTTCGGTTACCGGGCGCCCTTGTTTTATACGGTCGTTTACGTCCATGAGTACCTTGGTGAGTATGTCATTAGCCAATACGCCGGGTGTGGCTCGGTATATGTCTATTTTTTGCATAAACCAATCGTTTAGCCTGTATTTGTTATAAATTGCGCCCTTGTGCTGTAAGAGTGCGGCGTCATCAATTGCGCTGTTGAGTGTGTGGCCTAATTTCAAAAATGGTGCCATGTCATCCAACATTTTTTGATACTCCGCCTCGGTTAATTCTGGTCGTCCGGGTTCTGCCATGTTACTTTTTATTTTCTATAATTTTGAATTTCATGTATGCGATCGCCTTGCCGTCCCTGATCTTAGTACCACTCTCAATCGCATCGAACTTGTCCATGTCAATAGTGATCGTCTTAATGCCCTTAGGAGATGTGTCAACATGAATTGGTAAAAAATCAATTTTCGCCCCCTTGCCTTTGGGGAAATGCTCGCATACATCTGTCGGGCATGTACAACCAACATTTATTATGGTGTCGTCATTCATACTACAATTATATTATATCCGTCAATCATACTTGACTGCTTTTTTACTCAATTGTTTCGCCGCGAAGTCTACTGCCATCCCCATACATTTTATAACCTCACGCCATAAGTCCAGGGTTTGTTTGTCATTTGAGTTCTTGAAAACGAACTCTTTGCCGCCGTGCTTACTCCGTATGCAGACAACATCCTGATCTATGTCAATTCCCATGACTACACCTTTATCGCCGGATACCGTGAATCGTTGTTTTTGGAGTTGGATTTTTGCCATATCTTATTTTAACAGCTCGCTCCGTCTAATTAAATGCGATAGTTTTAGTTGTGCTTCCTCCAATTCCTCTTGAGCTATGATCTTGGAATAAACACTATCAGCGTTTTCTACTGCGGCCGCGGCTACTACTATTTTCCTCTTGTAGAAATCAATCCCCGTTTCATACATCAGCGATCTGCCTCTTTCGGCTTCTGCCACATTTAATATCCTAATTTTACTAATATCGTTAATCTTTCATTCCCGATTTTTTTTAGTTTCTCGGTTAGATTGGTAATTTTAGCCGCACCCGCCTGCATGCCAGTAATATCATAACTTACTGCCGCGCCGATTATATCAGCACAAACAGCATATCCACTCCCAGCCACAATTAGGGCTTCATCGTCTTTCTCCTTTAATGTTTTCCAATTTTCATAATTGCATTGTGCGGCAACCTCTTTGGTCTGGGGACCGTTAAAAAATCCGTGCAGAAACCACCCCGCCGTGAATACAATGAAAAATGCTAGTGATTGTTGTTTACTTAATTTTTGTCTTTCCATGAATTGTCACCCCCTTCTTGAAAATGAGTTGTTAATATCTTGGGACCATCCTCGGTAATCTCTACCATATGTTCGAAAAACGCACTATCTTTGCCGTCCGAAGTTATACAAGTCCAACCATCAGGATCAATAAACATACCAAGATTGTCTTTGCCGTTAGTTAGCATCGGCTCGACACAATATATTTCTCCCACTTTCAACTTTGCCCATGTGTGATTTTCCTCGACTGTGTTATATATATTCGGCTTCATGTGCATTTGCTCTCCGATTCTATGCCCAGCGAAACGTCGGTTGACCAGAAACCCTCGGGCGGCGGCATGATATTCAATGATGGCGGCGATTCCCGCGGTATCTCTCCCAGCTTCCATCTGTTCAATGGCCTTGTAGACCGCCTGTTTGGCATAATAAAGCAATCTTGCCCGTTTATTGCTTATTTCGCCCACCCCCACTGTCAAAGCGGCGTCGGCACAATCCTCATCTCTCTTAATACCCATATCAATGCTGACAATATCTCCCTCCTGTAATGCGTAGTCACCCGGACGGCCGTGGGCGATAATTGAATTCACGTTTATGCAGGTAGACCATTCCCACGGAGATTTAACCCATTCGGGTTTGTAGTTCTTGTCGGTACTGACAAATCCAAGCTCCTTAATTCTCTTGGCGACATAGGCGTCTAATTCTATAGTCTTTACATCGGGAGCAACCATCGCCGACGCTTCTTTGAGGATGAGGGAGATGGCTTCGTATGCTTTCATTTTTTTGATGGATTAAACATCTTTCGACTACAAAATACCGAGCAATATGTCCTCGTAGCCCAATCCTCATCACTCGCGCTTTCTTTCCTGAAATACTTGCACCCGCACCTTTCACAAAACTTGAATTGTAATATCCTGCCAGAAAAGTCCTTTTTAGCCATATAGACTTTCCTGTTTGGGTTCGTTTAACTTTATTTTCCAATATATTACCCTTTTACCTGTTATGGGAGATACTGCCCGGTGTGATTCTTGCACCGCACCTTTCTCCACCAATTCATTCGTTCTCGGAGTAATTGAGTTTATTGGCATATGCAAAAACTCGGCAATGTCCAGATTGCTTTTGGTCCCAGCAGAAATCGCCCGATACACTTCTGACTGGCGTCTGGATAAATCAGTAAGTGAATGAAATGCCACAGTAGATGTATTTCTTATCTTGTTTTTCATTTATTTAACAAATTGGCCCCAAAACGCTCATATAATCCATTTTCGGTCAAATAGGCGTGCATTTCTCCGCCAGTGGTCACGATCCAGTTGTGGGCATCCTCCATGAGTTCAGGCGTGACCCAAATAATACTCATATCGCTTATTTTGCGGTACTGGTCAAAATGATGTATCTCGACACGTTCGACATATTTCTTGTTGTATGTGGCAAGCATGGCGTAAATCCCCCCTTGTCTGGATCCGGCGTAAACTTCGCTTGATTGTTTGCCGGTTTTCCATTCATAGACCACCGGGTTGTCATAGCAGTCGATGATTCCTACCAGGTCCAACCACGGCTCAATATGAATAACGGTTTTTTCTTCTGCAATTGGCGCAATGAGGACCTTACCACCAAATTCTATCGGGAGGGTTTTGGTATCAGAGATGTGCTTGGCCCATTTTTCGTGCCATTCACGACCTGCTTGCATTTCCGGGGTGATAAATTTCTCTAATTTGAAATACGTTTTAACGGCCTGTTCCCAATTGCCCGAATTCCATTGATCGAGGACCGTAAATGAGGCCCGAAAGATGTTACTCATTATCGCCCCCTTTGGTTTTCAGGCTGAATGTTAATGTTTTCTTGCGTTCGACTTCATTGATTCCGGTAGGTGGTCCCCCGTGTTGGTCGATCCATTTATCTACGGCTTTGGTATCAATCTTGTAAACCACTTTTTCCTCGGCCTGATATAGTTCTTTTGGGGCCATTTTTATATTGCTTTCGTCGATGTAGTATTTCGCTCCAAAAGCCCGATAATACACCTTGACTTTGTTAGCCTGTATCGAGCTGAAATTGGGATTGGCTTTGAGTGCGGCGACTTCTAATTTGATTTTAGCCTCGGAGATTGCATTTTCGATTTGCTCTTGAAGATCGAGCAATTTAACTAGGACCCTTTCACCCTCCGGTTTTAAAAATATCTCATCGGCATTTACGGTTAAATCCCCAACCCTGTCTATATCAATATGTATCATTTTATTGATTATTTAATAATTTCTTTCTCGATAATGTTTGAGATTCGGTAAGACTTCTTCTTTATTAATTTCTTGGCTCGGGCGAGGGCGGCCGGAGCAGAATCGGCAATCACTTCTACGGTACACAAGTCATTCACCTTTTGGCTTGTCTTGTCCAATTCCTCATATGCTTGAATAACAAAGATCGTGTGAGTTTTCATAATTTGATTCTAGTTGCCTGTATTATGATTGTCAAGTGGTTTAGGTTTCAAGGCTGTTTGCATAGCTTTGAAGTCTGGTTTGGTGGTCGTCCCTAATAAAATCTTGGGCGCCATTTCTGCCGTAGTGGGTTCGGGGGGGGCAACCTCGATCATTTCCGGCGCCTTACCTGGTTCAGACGGGGCCGGAGGGGTTGCGGTTGATTGCTCATCTGGGGCGCCGTGGACTACTTCAATCTTCTTTTCAAATCTGGCTGGCGCGGTCAGTCCTACTAGTGGATTTTGTGCTTGGGCCATCTCCTCCTCGGCGTAGATTCCGCTTAATTCATTGGGAAATGCTTTACGAAGCGCCAATGCCTCGGCACACTTACCAAGCATCAAATAGGGCATGTGATCCCACATGTGGGTTGGTATGCCTTTGGCGTCGGTTTGTGCATATTCAGGCCACCTAGCGCTCGCAGTGAATGGGACCTTTTGAGTATCAATAATCTTATAAACTGTCACACTCGCCTTTTTGGGGTATTTGGTTTCTTCGCCCTCGGGGTTGTAAATCACATCATCTTGACCGGCGTATTGTTTGGTGCGCTGTGCAACCAACCTCATACCGTCAATTGAGCTTTGGATCGTCATTACCTCTTTGCCTTGGCGGGAGTTCCAACGGTATATTGCGTAAATCTGTTTGGTTAGGGGGTCAAGTCCCGTGCGTTTGGCGACATAGAGAAATAGAAGTAAATCATTATCCGAGCGAGGTTGACCCTTGCCATCAACCCCCATGATTTGAGCCTTGATAAGATCAAGATACAACTTGGGGCTTTGGCCCTTGGGGATAAGAGTCAATAACTTCGGGGTCTTGCCCTCGGCTATCATGTTAATCGTCTTGGTGGAATCTTGAGGTTGCTCGCTCATAGTTTTTATATTTTATAATTTTTTCATTTTTTGTAAAATCCAATATATATGCGCCCGGGTATAATTTTTGCCCGTAGATGGATTGATATAACTATTGACAATATCTTGGGCGCTCTTGCCACCGTTATATTCTTCGGTTACTTGGCGCCAGAAGGCTTGAGCGCGATTTTTCCGTTTGTCATGTTTCTGATATTTAATGTCTACGATCATAATTTGATTATAAAACGATTGTCAAGTGATTGTCAAGTGTCAAATCTTTTTCTCCGTAAACGGTAGCGATAAGTACTTCCAACACTTATAGCACCGAGCATAGTATCGTCTTGTTTTTGGCAGATCACGCAAGGTAATAAAAATCTCGTGTATGCCCAATCGACATTTAATTTTATTCATCAATTGCGATAACCACATTTGGGACAATATATCCTTTCCTGATAATATCCAACATACTCGACTTTACCAGCACATACGGGGCAATAAATCCCCCAGAACATGCCGATTATCCTTTTGATTAACTTTTTCATATCTCGTTTATTTTTATGTTGCATATATCATCACATTGCAGGATATTTTTTGTTGCTAGTGACAGATCGGCGATTTTTCCGTGTCTTTCAAATCCTCCCCGGTCTGTTACTGGGACTATGATAGTTTTGCCATTATCAGTGTTAACTATCTTGATTTTAGTGTTTAATGGGAGATAATTATATGCCACCGTTGGTGTGGAGTCGTCCAAACGCTGTCCGTTGGCCATCAACCTGTCGGTCCGGCACCCGAGACATCCTGCGACACTATAATATGAAGCCCTGCCAATTTCCGGCCTTTGTGGGGCATCCTGTGCGGTCGTAGGTACGGATTTTGACATATCTTCGGCTATCTCGGGCGTAATTTGGACAATCGGGCTTATCAGTTCGATAGATTTTGATTTTTGGGTGAGGATTTGAGCTAGCAAAAGTCCAGCGATAAAACCAAGAATGAACCATTTAATGAGATACTGGTGTTTCCGGCGCCAAACTTTTATTTTCCGAATTGAGATACACATGGCCTTAATCTTAAAAAATAATTTTCTTTTTCGGTTTCGTTCCACTCCAGATGTTTGTCATGACAAGAGATACATGCAAGTAAAAAGTTATGGGGATCGGTTAATTCCTCAATGGTCTGATAATGTCTCCTCTTTTTACGGTGAGCAAACGTGAGGGCATAGGACGACCCACAAAGCTCACAGGAGGTAATCCCATGATCCATACACAACTGCTTCATTATTTTATTGGCTTTGGCGTTCATTTTGGTGCGCTTACCCGATTTAATCATTTTGCTGTAGATATACAATTTATTCTAAAAAGAACAAGTGGGGACGGTCTAGGTTGCCTAAGGCTAAACCATACTGGCGTTAGTCAGCTATTTCAAGGCCGCTTTTGGCGCCAATACTCCCCCATTTACCCTCTAGTTTGTAAAAGAACAACGACTTAATATTAAACCCTAAATTCTGCGATGACCACCTCCGATAACAATTGAGCTGACCTCCTTGTTTACCCCGTTGTACTTCAACTAGCACAATCGGCAGAGAGCCTCCGGTGATGAACCGTCTGGAACTTGTGGATTTGCCTAATCTACATCGCAGATTTTAGGGTTCACTTAAAGGGCAAACACAGAGAGGGCATTACCCTCCTGTGGGTAGAGAATGACTCTCCGTGTGATTACCCTCTATTTTGTCAAAGAACTGACGGCTGGGGCTGGGTGACTTACCAAGTCTAAAGCCATGAGTCTAAGCTAGATTAGGATGTGTGGTTAACACAAACGCTCGTCAACAACTTCTGATTCACTCCAACAACCCCATGCGCCAATCCTCTTTACTTTTTAATTTGCCACATCATCCAATCCTCCCTCTTAACCAATGTCTGAAAGTAATAATATCACTCCGTTCGGATTCTCTGGGAGTAAGCGTTACCATCTCGTCAAATCGAGCCAGGATTTCCTGGGCTTCTTGTTTTCGAGCGTCGTCGGCCACACCCCCCAACAACTTGATTAGGTGTCTAAACACGACCCCATCATCTTTATCGTGCGGGTAGCCGAACCAAGAAACATACTCTCTTACCAAATCCGCTAACGACTTGTTTGGTTGTGTCATAAGTTTGCCTTATAAAATTTATTTCTCCAAGATTGCATATAGTTACGCTGTGCCAGATTACACGCCAGACAGGGTTTTTCTCCTCTAGATAAATGTCTTTTTTGACCCTTGTTGGTAATATCAGTTGGTTTAACATAACCACAATCACCCACAATTTTTAGCTCTCTCTTGGGTGGTAACTTTTTCAGACCAGACAGCACTTCTCTGATTTTGGAACTTCTCCGTACACCCATATATGGGGTTATTTTGTTTGCAAGCTCAATGATTTCGTTCCTTGTTGTTAAAATCCACTCAAAAGTGTCTTTCCATTTTGGATTACTAAATGGTTTTCTCGCTGATACCCTACCCACACCCACAACACGAGGTATTTCTTCTATAACATCTTTGTCAGTCATCTTTATTGTCATAATTAGGCATCTTGTTTTATCGTTGCGATATATCGTTCCCTCACCTTCAAACAGACCGGCAAACCATTGAATTGTTTTAATTTGTTTGCTCATGCTGTATATTATAGCAAAACTATTTATTACTTGCAAAAAATGCTAATGCGAAGCCTGATGGGGTTATGCTTCGTAATTCCTGGCGTTTTTCTGACGGAGCCATTTTCCAAATCTTTTGACCTTCGGTTGGTTCTACGGGGTTCTTAATCGGTTTATTAAACTTTCCCCAAAGTAAGGTTCTCTTTTGATATGGGTCACCAAACTCAAAAGGGTGAAAACTCATTGTTGGTTTTCCGTAAAAGCGACTCAATCGGCCAACGGGGTTTTCTAATGCCCAAAAGAGAGGTTTAGTCAAAGTTATGATTCTTAAACAAGCGTCGGCTATTGCCAATGATTCTAGTAATACTTCGTTACCTTTTTGTTTCCACCACCTCGCCCCACTACCCGCCAAATGGGTACAAGGCGGTGCCGCCAATATCCCGTAAATCGGCTCATTTGGTAGTTTATAGGTTCTGACATCGTTGTCTGGAAACGTAACCAGTCGGACATCATAGCCAGCGTCCCTGTAAGGCTTGCTCCACGCTCCAGTCCCGCCACATAAATCAAGGATTATCTTTTTCATCTCTCCCTCCCTTTATCGGTATCATTTTGTATTTTCTTTAGTCCTTTCCACAAATCCCTTACGGCCTCGTGCGGTGTTCCCCCAGCACCCTCATAGGGGTCGTCATCTCCGTCTCTAATTTTAGTAGAGGCTATCCATTGATAAGCATAAGGAGGCCTCCAATCTCCAGCCGTAGTCCAAGGAACAAGTTTGTCAAACTCTACGAACTCCAAGTCGTTTATCCTTTCTATATAATCATCAATAGTAAATGGTCTTATATTTCCTCTCATTTATTCTCCTTTCTCTAATTCGTCTAATAATTGCCAGACCTCATCCCAGAAGCCAACGGGGAATGTCCCCTCGGAAGTTTCACCTATTTTCTTCAGTCCCGCTCTTATCTTTCGATAATCTTCAGCCTTTTGGTCGGCGAGGAGGTGAAAAACAAAATTGGCAAGACCAGCCCTTAATTCATTCCTTATTTCTTTTCTTTCTTTACTGGTGGAATGAAAATAAATCAAATTGTCAATTATTTGCCAAACTCTCGCTCTTATTTTATGCTCAAGTTCTTTCTGCCAATCCGTCTTAGTCATTGTCTTTCTCTAACCTCTTTCTAACTTCATCCAGCCTGATCCGCTGTCGTTTACGTTCACTTCCCCCAAAGGGCAATATGACTTCTCTATCTACTAATTCAGCGAGTTCCTCTATCCCGTCTTTCTTCCCTTGCTCATGCGCCTCATCCAGCTTCTCTTGAAACCCGACATACGCTATCCCAACCTGCTTCCCCGTGTCACCGCCGCAGGCTTTGTAGCCCTCAACGTATGACTTGTCCTTTTCGTGGCGGATATTGGTTTCAAACCACCCCCACATTATTTGTTGTTCGGGAATTTCAAATGCTGTGAAAAATCTGTTCTTGATCTCCAACACTCCTCCACCGACAGGAGGGGTGCTGAAGGCATTGCCGAGGGGGTCGAGTTTGGGTTTGGTCATTTACAAATCTCTTTCTCTGATAATGCGGGCTCATTACTGCTGGAGTTCCAGGGAATACAGACACATCTTTCATCAACGTATTTTCGGTTTCGCTCCTCATTTGCTTCGTAAACTTTCTCTCTTTCATCTATTTCGTATTGCTTTTGTGCTAGTCGTTTTTCATACATGGTGACCAGCGAAACCAAGTCGATAGTTTGGAGTGGCTTCAAATTAATAAGTGCCACCAAGAATACAATCCCGATTGCCGAAATAACTAATCCTACATAGGTGGCTTTCAGTTTGGGTTTCATTTCCTTTTGATGACAATTCTGATAAATCCTACAACCCTTCCAATAACAAAACCTGCCATAAATGTTTTACAGTGGGAGGCAGTTATTTTAATAACA